TAGAAACATCAGCAGCAAGACCAGATATGAAAGTATTTGACTTTGATGCAAGTACAGTTCAATACACACAATTTTCAGTAGCTTTCCCTAAATCATGGAATGAAGGTACCATAACTTATCAAGTTTACTGGTCACCTAGTACAACTAATACAGGAAATTGTATATTTGCAATGCAAGGTGTATCAGTTGGTGATGGTGATACTATTGATGTAACATTTGGAACTCAACAAAATATAACAGACGCAGGAATTGGGACAGTAGAAGATCAACAAGTTTCACCTGTTAGTAGTGCAATGACAATTGGATCTGCTGCAGTAGATACACAAACTTATTTTCAATTTTTTAGAGAAGCATCTTCAGGTGCGGATACTTTTACTGGTGAATCTAGAGTTTTAGGTGTTAAATTATTCTTTACTACTGACGCTGCTAACGACGCATAAGGAATTTAGATATGAGAGACATTAAAAATAAACTTACCTCAGGTAAGAACACAAAAAATATTAAAAACAGAAAAGGTAAATCTTTTGGTTATCAAGTTTTAGGATTTGGTGCTGGAGGCGGTGCTGCTACATTAGCAGTTGACTATTTAGTCGTTGCCGGAGGCGGTGGCGGCGGTCGAGATGATGGCGGCGGAGGAGGCGGCGGAGGTATGCGTACCTCTTTTCCTGGTGGAACAAAAATAGAATTAGAATCTGGAGCTACAATTACAATAGGTGATGGAGGAACAGGTGCTAATCCTGCTGGTCCATCACCATCTACTGATGGATCAAATTCAACAGCTGGAGATATTACATCAACCGCAGGCGGTGGCGGAGGAGATCCAAATGTCAATGGTAATCCTGGCGGAGCTGGTGGCGGCGGTGCTTTAAATGCTACTGGCGGATCTGGAAACGCAGGAAGCTTTCCTACACCTGAAGGAGCAAACGGCGGTAACGGCGGTGGAAATAATTCTGGCGGCGGAGGCGGCGGAGGCGGTGCCTCTGGAAATACTGGTACTCCTGGTCCTGGTCCTACAAATGGAGGCCCTGGCGGTGATGGAACAGTAACTAATATAGATGGTTCACCTGAGCCTTACGGCGGCGGTGGCGGTGGAGGATCAAATACTCCCTCTACTCCCGGCGGCGGTGGCGGTGGCGGTGGTAACGGCGGTGGTGGTACTACTGCTGCAAATGCTGGAACTGATGGACGTGGCGGCGGAGGCGGCGGCGGTCCAGGAGGATCACCAGCAAGACAAGGTCAACCCGGTGGATCTGGTTATATTGTTTTAAGAGATCCTACAGGAGCCATTGCATCAGTTACTCCAGGTACAAATAGTTTATCCACTTTACCCGATGGAAGTAAAGTTGCTAAATTTACAGTGACAGGAACAATTAATTTCTAATATGAAAAAAATAGGTAAAATAATTAATAAACAAGATCCTTTTAACGTAGGGCAAAAAATAAAAGTTATCTCTAGCGTTATTGTAATTGATGAAAATATTGAAGATGTTTCTCAATATTGTTTAAATTTATATAAAGGTGGAGAATGGCAAGAAATAATAGGAAATTTCGGTATAGGTAGTGTTTGGACGGGTACAAAATTTATACCCCAACAACAATATGCTTCTTGGACATTTGATGATACGAATAATATTTGGGTAGCTCCAATTGAAAAACCAATTTCTCCTACTTTTACAATGACACAAACTATTAATGAAGTTGAAGAAACATGGGAATTAGACATCTATAAAATATTTTGGAATGAATCTAATCTAAGATGGCAAGGCTCTAATGCACAAGATAATAATACTTATTATTGGAATTCCGACAGTTCTACTTGGAACTTAATATAAAAATCTAGACATTTAGTTTTAAATAACATATATCTTTTATATAAAGATATATAAAAATGTTTACAAATTCTAAAGATTACTATTGGGTTTTTGATAATGCTCTTAGTTCCGATACATGTGATAAAATAATTAAATTAGGTTTAAGTAAAAAAACTTTTTTAGCAAGGACTCATGGATATGATTTAGATAAATTTAAAACTCTTAATAAAGATCAGAAAAATAATTTAAAGAAAATACGAAACTCTAATGTTACTTTTTTAGATGATAAGTGGCTGATTGATACTTTGAATGATTTCGTAGTTAAAGCAAATATTAATTCAGGTTGGAAATACCAAATAGATTATTCTGAAAAAATACAATTTACTAAATATAAAAAAAATCAACATTATGATTTTCATAAAGATTCTTCAATAAATGATATTGATCAATATAAAAAAATAAGAAAATTATCTTTAGTTGTTTGTCTTTCTGATCCAAAAGAATTTAAAGGAGGAGATTTTCAATTTCAATTTAGAAATAATGATGACCCATCTATTATTACTCCTGCTCCTCAATTAAAAAATAAAGGAACTATAATAGTGTTTCCATCTTTTTTATATCATAGAGTTACACCTTTAATAAAAGGAACTAGATATTCATTAGTAATGTGGACAAGAGGGAATTTATATTGGTAAGTTATGACAGAAAATTTAGATTTTATACATATTAAAAATTTTTTAAATAAAAAAGACCGTTTGAATATTAAAAAAGATTTAGAAAAAGCTATTCAAGAAAATATTTATTGTTTTAAAAGAAAAAGCAGTGGAAAAGAAACAATTAATAAATTACATTTATATTATAATACCAAACATTGGAAAAATTATTATAATAAATTATTAAATATAACTAAGAAATATAAAAAGAATAAAATATTATATTCTTGGTGTTTAAGAATATTAGAAAAAGAAAAACAATTTTTTCATAGACATAAAAAAAATACTTTAACTTCAATTTATTATGTAACTAATGATAATTATGAATTAGGAACTCATATTAAAAATAATAGTATGGAAATAATAGTACCTGGGTATGAAAATTCTATATTAATTTTTAAAGGTGAATTATTACATGATGCTGTTTTTCCTAAATATAAATTAAAAAAACCAAGGTTTACACTAATTACAGATTATGAATAATTTTAAAAAAAATAAATATTTTATAAAAAGAAAAGTAATGAATCTTAATACAATTGATTTTGTTAAAGATTATTTAAAACTTAGAAAAGAATGCACCTCTTTAATGTTTCAAAAAAATTTAATCCCACCTGAATTTAATTTATTAGGTACTTTTACAGATTTACAAATCCCTAATACCTTTAGTATTTATGGCGATGTAGCTAATGAGATATTATTAAAAAAAATAAAACCCATTATGGAAAAAATTACAGGCGTTAAATTAGTAGAAACATATTCTTATGCTAGAATTTATAAAATTGATGATGAGCTTAAACGACATAAAGACAGAGCTTCTTGTGACATATCAGCTACGCTTAATTTGGGGGGAGATCCTTGGCCAATTTATTTAGAGCCTTCTGGTAAAAAAAATCAAAAAGGAATTAAAGTAAATCTTAAACAAGGAGATATGTTGATTTATAAAGGTTGTGAATTAGAACATTGGAGGGAGCCTTTTAAAGGTACTGAATGTGTGCAAGTTTTTTTACATTATAATAAAAAAGGAAGTAAAAATAAATATGATAATAGATCATGTTTAGGCATGCCAGCATACAAATTATATAATATATGAAACCTTTTAAATTAAATAATAAATTAGATTTTATTGCTGGTTGGTACATAGATAAAAAAGTTTGTGATCAAATGATAGAGTATTTTAAAAAAACAAATAAGAATGAATCTGGAGTAAAAAAAGTAGGAAGTATAATGTTTAATGGTAGAAAAAAAATAGACAAATTTATTAAAGATTCAATTGATTTACCTATTAATTCTACAACAAAAGATAAAGAACCTTTGAAATATTTAAATGAACTTGAAAAAGTATGTAATTTATATACAGAAAAATATAATTGGTCATCAGCTAATCAAGAACAGTGGTCAATAGTAGAAAGTTTTAATATTCAAAAATATCCAAAAAAAGGCGGATATAAAATTTGGCACACTGAAAGAAATGGATCAAAATCAAAATTAAATAGACATTTAGTTTTTATGACTTTTTTAAATGATATTAAATCAAAAGGTGAAACTGAATGGTATCATCAAAAATTAAAAGTTAAACCAAAAAAAGGGTTAACATTTATTTGGCCAGCAGATTGGACGTTTACACACAGAGGTATTCCTTCAGAAAAAGAAATAAAATATATAGCAACAGGATGGTATAGTTATGTTTAAAAACTTTATTTTAGAACAAAAAAATGTTTTAACTAAAAAAGAATGTAATTACTTAATAAAAGAATGTAAAAAAAGAACTAACCCTGCAGAAGATAAAAGTCATGGTTATGTTTTTTTTGATTTAGAAAGAACTCAAACTTTTATAGAACTTACAAAATTAATATTTCCTATATTACAAAAATATAAAAAAAAATATCCTGAGATAAATTTAACAAAAAATAAATGGGCATTAACTAATTTGAGATTTAAACATTTTAAACCAGGTAAGTCATTTGAAAAATTTCATTCTGAACACAGTTGGAAATATGCCACAAGACTTTTAAATATTCAAATATATTTAAGTGATCATAATTGTGGTACTGAGTTTTACAATAAAAAAGTAATTAAATCTGAAATAGGAAAGCTAGTTATATTCCCCTCTTATTTTACACACACCCATAGAGGACAAAAATGTCCTGATAAAAAAAATAGATATATTATTACAGGATATGTAAACTTTTTAGATTTAACTTAAGAAGTTAGTTTTTTTATAATATTTTTGTAATGAGTTAATTTATCTAGAAATTCACTATTTAAGTTAGAAAGAACACCTAAAGATAGTTCAAGTTTTGTTATTTGTGATTTAAGATCTGCATTCATCATAACTTCTGATTTCTTTACTAATCTTTCCATCTCTAGTTTTTCTTCTAGGTCTTTAATTATATCATCTTTTACATCTTTCATAATTATGAATTATATTGATAAATGTTTAAAAGTCAAGTAAACTGCTCTCTACTCAAACCATATAAATTATGGTATAGGCTATAACATATGTTACAAAAATTAGGCTTTGCTCCAGGATTTAATAAACAAGTCACAGAAACAGGTGCCGAAGGGCAGTGGTTTGATGGTGACTTTGTGCGTTTTAGATACGGGTCTCCTGAAAAAATAGGTGGTTGGGTTCAATTAGGTGAGTCAAAACTAACAGGTGCAGCCAGAGCTCTTCATCATTGGGATGATAACGCAGGTATTAAATATGCTGCAATTGGAACCAATAGAATTCTGTATGTATATTCAGGTGGTATCTACTATGATATTCATCCTATAAGAGTTACCTTAACAGGAGCTAATTTTACAAGTACATCAAGTTCAACGACAGTTACAATAACTTGTACAGGCAGTCACGGTTTGTCAGAAGATGATATTGTGTTGTTTGATTCTGTTACTGGATTAAGTGGTTCTACATTTACTAATGCTACATTTGAAGATAAAAAATTTATGGTTACATCGGTACCAAGCGGTTCAACTTTTACAATTACAATGGATACTAATGAAGCCGGCACTCCTTTAAGTACTGCTGGTTCTGCTTCTATTCTATGTTATTATACTGTAGGACCGGCTCAACAACTCGGAGGTTTTGGTTGGGGTGCAGGTTTATTCGGTGGTACATCTATTGGTCCCTCAGCAACAACTTTGCAAACAGCTTTAACAAATACAACAGGGACTACAATTGTTTTAGCTAGTACGTCAGCGTTTCCGGCAGCAGGGACAATACAAATAGGGACTGAATTTATTAGTTACACAAATAATAATACAACTACGAATACTTTAACTGGTGGTGCTAGAGGAGTTGATGGGACTACTGCTGCAACCCACAGTGCTGGGGCTACAGTAACTAATATTACTAGTTACAATGGATGGGGAGATCCTGCTTCTTCTGACTTTACTATTGATCCAGGTTTATGGGTTTTAGATAACTATGGTACAAAATTAATTGCACTTATTTATAATGGTAAATGTTTTGAATGGGATGCATCCGCTGCAAACGCTACAGGAAACAGAGCAACCATATTACCTAATGCACCAACAGCGTCACGCCATGTATTAGTTTCAACGCCCGATAGACACTTAGTATTCTTTGGAACTGAAACTACTGTTGGAGACCCTTTAACTCAAGACGATATGTTTATAAGATTCTCGGACCAAGAAAGTATTGATGAAACAGATTCATACACCGTACGAGCTGAAAACACAGCAGGTACACAAAGACTTGCTGATGGTTCTAAAATTATGGGAGCTATTAAAGGTAGGGATGCGATTTATGTGTGGACCGATACTGCATTGTTCTTAATGAAATTTGTAGGACAACCTTTTACTTTCTCCTTTGAACAAGTAGGAACGAACTGTGGATTGTTTGGTAAAAATGCATGTGTTGAAGTAGATGGGTCTGCTTATTGGATGTCAGAGAATGGTTTCTTTACTTACGATGGACAATTAAAATCTATGCCTTGTCTTGTTGAAGATTACGTTTATGATAGTATTAATGATACATCCCGTGATTTAATTAACTGTGGACTAAACAATTTGTTTGGTGAGATAAATTGGTTTTATTGTAGTGAAGGTTCTAATTTAGTGGATCGAGTGGTGACTTATAATTATCTAGACTCGTCAGCAAAACAACCCATATGGACTACAGGTAGTTTGGACAGAACAGCATGGCAAGATTCCTCTGTATTTAACAGACCCCATGCAACATACTATACTTCTACAGACAATGATTCTTTTGATGTTACTGGTAATACGGATGGGATTACTATATACTATAACCAGGAAACAGGGACCGATCAAGTAAATGCAGGAGGAGTTGTAACAGCAATCCAAGCAAACATATTATCAGGTGATTTTGACATCACTCAAAAAAGAAGTAATACAGGTCAAGCTGTGGGAACACCGGACCTTAGAGGAGATGGTGAATACATTATGAGAATCAGCAGATTCATACCAGATTTTATAAATCAAACTGGTACTACTCAAGTTAGTTTTACAACTAGAGCTTACCCTAATAGTACACCTATCACTACAGATTTTCCAATTGATTCAACTACTACTTTTAAAAGCACTAGGATTAGAGCAAGGTCTATTGCATTAAAAGTTTCTAACACAGGATCTAACCAAGATTGGAAACTCGGTACATTTAGATTAGACGTTGCACCAGGAGGGATGAGATAATGGCTGCACCACTTTTTTATAACCAAGGAGATCAAGCTATTTATAATTCAGGTATGAGTTTTGTACCTCAAGAAAAATATAGATTAGGTTATACAGCACCTACTGTTAATGAACAAAAAATTGCACAAACATTTGGTATACCTAACACTAATGCTTTTACAAATAGTGGTGGTAATAATTATTTTGCTGGTTCCCCCAATAGTTTAATACAAGATTATAATACAACTACAAAAGATAGGTATTTTCGTAATCAAGATACTCCATTAGTTGATGATTTATATCAGAGTAAACTTGATAAAACTTTTATGGGTTTTCCTAGTTATAAGCAACAAAACTTTGTTGGTCCTTTTACACCATACGGTCAACCAATGGATATGGATAATCCAGCTGCTAGTATAGAAAATATTATAGCATCAAGAAACATGCCTTTAGAGCAAACTATGGCGGGTAAGATACAATCAACTTTAGGAAATGTAAGAAATAAAGCTAGTGGCATAATGAGTAATATAAAAGGTTTTGGTCCAGTAAGTATGGCACTTAATGCTATGGATCGATTTGATACATTATCACCAACTGATCAACAATTTATAAATATGAATATGGGCTATACTGGTCCAACAGTATTTGGTGAAAACAGTTCAGGGTTATCAAAAGATCCAT